TTTTTACAAGAGAATTCGCAAAACTCGAAGGGGTGACAGGCCATGCCAGGCATGAAGGGCGGACGACCCAAGAAGCCAACCGCGTTAAAGATATTGGAAGGGAACCCGGGAAAGCGGAAATTGTCGGAAAAAGAAGTCAAGCCGGACGTCGGAAAAATGAAATGTCCAAAATGGCTGCATAAATATGCAAAAACAGAATATCACCGATTGCATGAACGGCTTGAAAAACTCGGCCTCATGACCGAGCTTGACGAGGCGGCATTCGTCGGGTATTGCCAGGCATTCGCAAGGTGGCGCCAGGCCGAAGAAGATATACGCATATCGGGGTTGACGGTCACGAACTCGAAAGGATTCACGCAGCAGAACCCGGCGATCACGACAGCAAATAACTATTTGAAACTGATGTCGTTATACCTGGGGAAATTCGGATTGTCGCCGAGCGACCGGGCGGGATTGATCGTCGATACGAACCCGGCGGAAAGCAACGAATTCGAAGCGTTGTTGAGCAAGTAAAAGAGGGCGGGTATATGACAAAAAGCGAATTGGCATTGTTAAGTCAAAACAAAGTCATGTCGGTGAAGAAGTTCATCAACCATTTGAAACATGTCAAATCGCCCTGGCGCGGCGCAACATTCGAACTGCTCGATTGGCAAATGGAATTGATAAAAGGTATTTACGGGACGTTGAAGCCGGACGGGTTCCGGCAATACACGACCGCATATATAGAGATCCCGAAGAAGCAGGGCAAGTCCGAGTTGTTGTCCGCCCTGGCATTATATCAATTATGCGCGGACGGGGAATATTTCGCCGAGGTTTACGGCTGCGCGACGGACCAATCGAACGCCAGGATCATATTTGACGTTGCCGTAGAAATGGTCGACCAATGCCCGGAATTGAAGAAGCACATCAAACCGATATTATCCACGCACCGGTTGATTTATATGCCGACAAAATCGTTTTACCAGGTCATGTCGGCCGAGAGTTACACGAAACACGGTTACAATATTTCGACATGTTTGTTTGATGAACTGCATGCGCAGCCTAACCGCAAGTTGTGGGACGTCATGACGTTCGGCGCCGGCGACGCGAGGAAGCAGCCGTTATGGTTTGTTATAACGACGGCGGGCAACGATCCTGACCGGACCTCGGTGTGCTGGGAACAACACCAGAAGGCCGAACAGGTATTGCTTGGTTATAAGAAAATCCCGACGCTGTATCCGATGATATACGGGGTTGATGTAGAGCATAAAAGGATTTGGACCGGCCGGCAAAAGGAATTATTGAAGAAGGGCGAAACATGGGAAAGCCCGAGATTGTGGAACCTGGTCAACCCGTCGTTGAATGCGACGGTCGACGAATCGAAATTGAAGGAAGCATTCCAGGACGTCAAGGGACAATCGGCGCAGGAAAATCTGTTCAAGCAGCTGCGCTTGAATATTTGGGTGAAAGAACGGACGCATAAATGGATTTCGACGGAATTATGGGACAAGAACGCGGGAATCGTGGTTCCCGAAGAATTGAAAGGCCGGCGCTGTTTCGGCGGCCTGGACCTGTCGACGAAAATCGACATGACGGCATTTGTCCTTATATTCCCGCCGGAAACAGAGGACGGGAAATTCGAAGTGCTGCCGACGTTTTGGGTTCCCGAGGAAAGCCTCGCCGAACGTGTGGCCCGCGACCGCGTTCCATATGACGAATGGCTGAACAATGGATTTATAAAAGCGACACCAGGCAACGCTATCGATTACCGCTTCATAGTGAAAGAGATCTGCGATCTGCGATATGAATACGAGGTGATCGAGATCGGATTTGACCCGTGGAACGCGCAGCAGACGGCAAACGAACTGACCGACGAGGGTTTTCTCATGGTTGAAGTCCGCCAGGGAAGCAAATCCATGTCGCCAGGCATGAAGGAACTCGAACGAATGCTGCGATCGAAGCTGTTGAATCACGGCGGACACCCGGTTTTGAAGTGGAATGTCAACAATGTGGAGATCAGAATGGACGAAAACGAGAACATAAAGCCGATAAAAAGCAAGTCGACCGAGAGGATCGACGGCCTGGTTGCGCTTATAAACGCGATTGTAAGGTGGCAAAACACGGAAAACCGCCCGTCAATTTATGAAACCAGGGGCGTAATCAACATATAAAGGGGGTCAAACAATTGAATTTCATTGACCGTTTGCGGATTGCATTTTCAAATAATTTCAATGAACGCATAGCGCAGTTTTACAAGGGCGAAGATGACCTCGGATCGGCGAAAATGGGCGGGACCCCGGAAGCCGCGCTGAAATATGCGGCGGTTTTCGCATGCGTCCGGGTATTGTCCGAAACAATGGCGACATTCCCGATCGGCATTTTTAAAAGGTCGAAGGACGGATCCAAACAGCCGAGATCCGACATAAGTTTATACAAAGTTTTACACGACGCGCCGAACCCTGAAATGACGCCCTATAATTTCAAGGAAACCATGATGATGTCGCTCAACCTGGGCGGGAATGCCTATGCTCAAATCATAAGGAATTCAGCCGGGGAAATCATCGGCTTATATCCGCTCGATTGGCAAAAAGTCGAAGTCATAAGAAACCCCGACAACACGATCGGTTATAAGATCGAGAACGGAAACAGCGGGCAATTCACAGTCAAATCCAGGAATGAGATATTTCACATTCCCGGGTTGAGCTTGAACGGGATCAACGGACTGACACCCATTTCATACGCGGAAAAAGCGATCGAACTCGGCCTGACGTATGAGGCTTTCGGTGTCAATTTTTACAGGAACGGCGCGAACACATCGTTGGTCGTCACGCACCCGAGGACATTGTCAAAGATTGCGAAAGAAAACCTTGAAGATAGTTTGCGGAAACGCAACGTCGGCATTGCCAACACCGGGCAATTGCTCATATTCGAGGAAGGCGTCACGGCAAAGGAAATGACGATCAAGCCGGTCGACGCTCAAATGATCGAATCGAAGAATTTCAGCCTCGAAGATATATGCAGGATTTACAGGGTCCCGCAGCATCTTATAAACAAGCTCGACCGCTCGACGTTCAACAATATCGAGGTCCAATCGACGGAATTTATAATTTATACGATGCTGCCGTGGGTCATGAAGTGGGAAGAAAATTTCAGCTTGCAGTTATTCACGCCTGATCAGAAAAAATCCGGGTATTTCGCGGAATTTAAAATCGACGGGTTGCTGCGCGGCGACACAATCAGCCGTTATCAAGCGTATTCAATGGGCCGTCAATGGGGTTGGCTGTCAGTAAACGACATACGCAAGCTCGAAAACATGAATCCGATCGACAACGGGGACATATATTTGGAACCGGCGAACATGAAAGAGGCCGGCGAGGACGACAAACCGGCGCCCGAACCGCCCAATCCGCCGGCATTTCCGCCCGCAAAAGTCCCGGAATCAGCGCCGGAACAGCCTGAAACAACAGAGCAAAAAGAGCAGGATCAAGGATAAATCAAAGAAAATCGGCAAAAAGGGGGTTAAATAATGGAATATTGGCAAATAAAAGCGAAAAACGAGGAAAAAGGCGAAATCGCCATATTGGGCGATATTACCTCGACAAAGTGGTTTGACGAGGATTTTACTCCAATTGAAATGCGTCAGCAGCTTGAAGCGCTCGGGGATATAAAGCAGTTGGATATATTCATCAACAGCGGCGGCGGCGATGTTTTCGCAGGTCAGGCCATTTATTCAATGCTGAAAAGAAGCAAAGCGGAAAAAACCGTTTATGTCGAAGGCATCGCGGCGAGCATCGCGTCATTGATAGCAATGGCAGGGGACAAGATCATCATGCCGGCAAACTCAATGATGATGATACATAATCCCTATGCCCTCGTTTATGGGAACGCAAACGAAATGCGGAAAATGGCCGACACAATGGACAAGGTCCGGGAAGCGATGCTGAATGTTTACGAAGCCAGGTCGAATTTGAAAGCGGATAAGCTCATAGAAATGCTCGACGCTGAAACCTGGCTGACCGCGCAAGAGGCTATGTATTACGGAATGGCCGATGAAATTCAAATGGACGTCCAGATCGCGGCGTCGATCAATGACCGGTTCATTAATTTCAACGGGATCGAATCGGATTTATCAAGGTTTAAGCGGCCCGACGAGGCGGCGAGGAAGTTTATATCCTATGAGCCGCCGAAGGAATTCCAGGCACCCGACAGCAAGGCCGATTATTATAAACTGAAAAAACTTCAAAACGAAAGGAGACGTAATCCATGATTAACGCTTTAATCAAAGCAAAAATCACATCGCAGGACGCAATCCTCGACGCGGCAATCGCCGAAGGTCGGGGAATGACCGCCGAGGAACAGGCGAAATTCGACGCGCTCGAAACGGAAATTACAAACCTTAAAAAGACAATGGAAGCGCAAGCGAAACGCGACGCCCGCGAAGCCGAAGCCAATAAACCGGTCAATGAGCCGATATTTGCCGAGGTAAAATCGAATAAACCTGTTTGGAACAGCCTCGGAGAACAGTTGCTCGCCGTGAGGAACGCAGCTGCACCCGGCGGATCGATCGACCCGCGCTTGAACATAAGGGCGGCGGCAAGCGGAATGAATGAAGCATTTCCGAGCGAGGGCGGGTTCTTTGTTCAGACGGATTTCACGACCGAGCTGTTGAAGAACACATACGACATTTCAATTCTCGCGCCGAAATGCCGCAAGATCCCGATCAGCGCAAACGCAAACGGCCTAAAAATCAATGCGGTCGATGAAACGAGCAGGGCGAACGGGTCCCGGTGGGGCGGAGTTACAACCTATTGGGAAGGCGAAGCCGACGCATTGAGCGGAAGCAAACCGAAGTTCCGTCAGATCGAATTGAAGCTGCGGAAACTGACAGGATTATGCTATATGACCGACGAACTCATGCAGGACCAAACGGCATTAGAGGCGATCGTGTCACAGTCATTTTCCGAGGAATTCGCATTCAAAGTCGATGACGCTATCATTCGCGGCGACGGCGCCGGCGAGCCTCTCGGCATTCTCAATTCCCCGTCACTGATAACGGTTGCCAAAACCGCATCGCAGACGGCGGACACGATAACGCTCAACAACATTCAAGACATGTGGGCCCGCCTATACGGGCGCGGATCCGCGAATGCTGTTTGGCTTATCAACAAAGAATGCGAGAAGCAGCTCAACAACATGGTCCTTGCGACCGGGACATATTCAGCGCAGACGGTGTATCTGCCGCCGACCGGCGTTGTCGGTAACGCTTATATGTCAATATACGGCCGTCCGGTTTTCACGATCGAGCATGCGGCCGCGCTCGGCGACGCAGGAGACATCATGCTTGCTGATTTTTCGCAGTATATCCTATGCGACAAAGGCGGGATCTCGACCGCCCAGAGCTTGCATGTCCGGTTCCTTTACGACGAGAACGTGTTCAGATTCATTTACCGCGTGGACGGTCAGCCGACCTGGAATTCGCCCGTGACACCGTATAAGGGCGCAAGCACAGCGACGGTTTCGCCGTTCATCACATTGGCGGCCAGGGCATAAGCATTAAAAAATATTAAAGAAAGGGGAAAAATAGCATGATAAGCGAAAAATACAAATTCGATACAGCATTACGGCCGCAGAGCATAAGCTCGACCGGTTCGACGGGCGAATATTTCAATCTTGCGAAATGGGGCAAAGCCGTTTTCAAATGGAATGTCTCAATGACCGGATTGACCGCATCATCGACCGGCCTCATTTACCAGGCGACTGACGCGGCGGCGACCGACGCAGCTGCAATCACAAGCACATCGACGGTCGCATACGGGACGAGCAATGCGACGGTCGCATCGATTGTTCCGGCGGTAACAATATCGGCTGCCGACACCGTGACGGTCAACGGCTTGACATTCACGGCGGTTTCAGCGACAGCGACAGCGGCGAGCCGCGAATTCGTCGACAATACCGCGAACATTTCGACAACGATAACCAACCTCGCGGCGATTATCAACAATGCTCAATATGGCGTTCCCGGGATCCTGGCGACAGCAGGGTCGGCAGTTTTGACCCTGACGTTCGAGCAGCCCGGCGAGAGTCCGGCCAACCGCAATTTAAGCACATACGAGGGAATCGTGTTGACATCGAGTTCAACAACCAACCTCACATGCGCGAACATTCAAATCGGCGGCCTCATCGAGATCGACGCGACCAGGCTGACAGCATCGAGCAACTTCACTCATGTCGCATTGAACGTCATCAATACGGCGGCATATTACACAGCGGCAACGATAGTTCGGGGCGACGAGGCGAGATATTCGCCATATCAGACCGAACCCGTGACCAGGGTATAAGAAATAACAGCATAAAAGGCGGGGCGGGTGGAAACGCCCGTCCCTGCCGATTATTAATCCGGGGGGATAAATAATTATGGAAACAGCTAAAAAGAAGCAATTGAAAGTCACAATCACGCTCGACGGAACTAACGCGACAATCGACATTTATTATAATGACCGCCCGATCCCGAATTTATGCGGGTTCGAAATCTCTTACGGAATGGACGACGAGAAGCAGGGTGTCGCCAGAGCGAAAAGACTTGTCACGAATAAGTTCGGGCAATACAGGGATCAGAAGGACGGCAAAAAGGAAACGGAAATATTCGAGTTATTGGAATTGTTTGACGACCGTTTGAGATTGGAAAAAATCGAAGAAGATACGCACAAGGAAATCGAGAACGCGCTCGCGAACATAAGGGCGACAAGCGCGTTGAAAGCGGAACAGCTTATAAAAGAAAGGGGCGCGGCGTGACATGATTGCAAAAACGCGTCCGAAAGCGACAGTTACAGCTATCATATACCGGGCGGACGGAACGGTCGAGAACCTCGGCGTGATAGCGACAACGGAAAACATTCAAATCAATAAAAAGTTTTTTGACAAGCTATTCAAACGAAAGGCGAAGGAGGTCGACAAATAATGGCGGACGTGGTTTGGGTTACAAATGCCGGGTTATCAATCCTAACAAATAGGATCCTGGGGGCCGGAACCGAGCCGAAATGGATCGCATGGGGGACCGGAACGACGACAGCGACGGCCATAAATACGGCGCTCGTTTCAGAAGCCTCACCGACGAGGGTCACAGGCACAAGCACACAACAGACGTCAACGACGACATGCGACACATACCAGGTCACAGGCACGTTGACGGCGACATCGGCGCTCACGATTTCCGAATGCGGGTTGTTCGACGCAAGCTCGGCCGGGAACTGTTTTTTGCGGGCGACATTCGACGCGATAAACGTTTCAAGCGGCGACAGTATAGCATTCACGATCAAGGCGGTTTTTGACCAGGCATAAAATCGGACGGCGGGGTGTATAATGGGCGACGCGATATTGGCCGGGGATTATACATTCATCAACAATACCTATGTTTACCAACCGCAAACAAACGAGAAAGATTTACTGCAAGTTGAAATCGGTGATTTGCTGCAACCCGATTTCAAGCCGCAAATGAAAATCAAGCGGTGGGACAACGAGGTCAATTTCAGCGCGCGTCTGGTAGACGACAGCTTGACCGCTCCGACGGTTTCCACAAGCAAAGAAATAATAATATGGTCCACTGATAAAAGAGAAATGAATTTTTACGACGTCCCTGTTTCTGAAATGTTTCCCGAGGGCGGATATGAACTCGAAGTCATTCTCAAATCCAAACCGGCGACGAACAGGACATCGTTCACGATTCAGACCAAATGTCTGAAATTTGCGTATCAGCCGGCACTCACGGAAACGGAAAAACAGCAGGGCGCAATCCGGCCTGACAACGTCGTCGGCAGTTATGCTGCATATCATCAGAATTGCCCAATGAATGTTGTCGGCGGCAATCTTTATAAATGCGGCAAGGTGTTTCATATTTACAGGCCGAAAATCGAGGATTCCGCCGGTAATTGGACCTGGGGGGAATTATCGATCGATGAAGCTGCGGGATTGCTGCATGTCGACATTCCTCAAAAGTTCCTTGACGACGCGACATATCCGGTCCGGCATGCCGCAGGTTTGACGCTCGGTTACACGACGGCCGGGGCCTCGGCGAACAGTTTCAATCTGAATTATTGGCGGGCCGGGCGCATAACGACGACAGCGGTCAGCACCATTGAAAGATTGACAATGTGTTTTTTGCATTACGCGGATCCCTCATATAAGGCTTTGATCACAAAGGATTCCGACGATTCGGTCGTGACAAACGGGGTCGGATCGGCGACATACGACGGGGACGATTGGGGTTCGAAGCATTGGAAGGAACTCGATTTCGCAACCTCGCCGGTCCTGTCGGCCTCGACGATGTATTGGATCGGCGCCGTATCAAACGACAGCTCAAATTTTTATTATGACACCAGCATGGGTTCGAGTTATTGGGTCCAGACCGAGGACGACAATAATTATTCCTCGCCGGCCGCCCCGACAAGTCCTGTTGAAGGTGAAGGGACGGCTGTCAGCGTTTATGCGACATACACGGTCGCGTCCTCGACAAGCAAAACACTGACGGAAAATTTGTCGGTTTCGGGAAACATACTTGAAAGAAACAGCCAGGCATTGACCGAGAGTTTGAGCGTCATTGGGTCGGTCCTTCATAAGAATTTCCAGACATTGACCGAGAATATCGCCGTGTCGAGGTCAGTTTTGCATAAGAATTTCCAGACATTGACCGAGAATATCGCCGTTTCAAGATCGGTTTTGCATAAGAATTTCCAAACCTTGACCGAGAATTTGACGGTTACCGGGTCATTGTTGCACCGAATACGCAAAACATTCACCGAAAATTTATCGGTTGTCGGGTCATTATTGCACAGGATAACGAAAACAATATCCGAGAGTTTATCAGCGTCGGGAAGTTTATTGCACAGGATAACGAAAACCATTTCCGAGAACATATCGGCGGCCGGGTCCAAAATAGCGACCGGGTTTATAACCCTATTGGCTAACATGGCCATTTCAAGCGCGATCGACAAGGCCGCCGGTAAGGTTATCAGAGGCAATGCGAAAGCGACCGGGTTAATTACCAGGGCGATTGCCCGGACAATCACCGGATTGGCGTCGGCTGCGGGATCCGTAATCAAACGGGCGTCGAAAACATTTTCCGGGAACATCGACACGGCGGCAACGATTATCAGGGCGGCGTCGAGGATAATCAACGGTTTGATTTCGGCAGCAGGCAACATCACAAGGAGCACGAGCAAGACAATCAGTGGGAATTTGACGGCTGCCGGATCCATAATCAAAGACATATTCAAGTATTTCAGCGCGAACATATCCATTGCGGCGAGCATTTTATACATCGAAATCGGCGGGGTCGTATATAAGACGGTCGAAGCATTGCTCGCGGTCGCCGGGAACGTGACGAAAGCGGTCGCGAAATCGTCGGTCATCGGATATTTGAACGTTTCAGCCTCGGTTTTGAGAACGACAAGCAGGATATTGACGGGCCTCGCGGGCGCGAGCGCGAGCGCAAGCAAGGCGACAAGCAGGATATTGTCGTCCGCGTCGGTCCTTATAACAGGCAGTTCCGGGATCAGAAACATCACGAAAGCAATTTCCGGCGCCATATCCGCAATCGGTCAGGTAAACCGCAGTTTCGGACGCGTATTGACGGCCTATTTGTCGGTCATGGGTTCCAATACCAAAGACGCGGTGAAAACGGTCCTGGGGGCGGTGGCGAGCGCAGGGGGCATTTTAAAGGGAACATATAAGACAGCGATTGCATACGTCACGATAACCGGATTGAGGGCGCGTTTGTTCAATAAGATCATAACCGGTTTGTTGTCGGTCCTCGGCATTGCATGGAAGCGCGGCAAACATCAAGGTTATTGCATATTGAGCATATCAAGCAGGACAAAGACATTGTCGGAAACGGAACGGACAAAGACACTGTCAATATCGACCAGGACAAAGACATTGTCGGAAACCGACCGTTCATGTGTTTTGAGCATTGGACAAAGAACGAAAACATTAGCGGCAGAGGTGGTATAAATGGCATACACGGGCGACACGATAAGGTTGAAATGCAGTTTTTATAATTTCGCCGGGGCGCTCGCAAACCCAACGGGCGTCGCATTGAAGATTTACGACGGAAAACGGACGGTTATAACGGCCGTCGCATCGGCTGATCTGACGCTCGAAGGGACCGGGATAATTTATTACGATTGGACCGTCATATCGACCAATTTCGACCCGATCGTTTTCGAGTATTCCGGGTCGTTGGAAGGTTCGCCGATCCTCGGCCGCTCAACGATCGAGAGAGAGTGGGTGTAAATATGCTGACGAAAAATTGGGTTTTGAAAACGGCAATCACGACCGAACCGATCGAGGTCGACACATTGAAAGAGCATATCCATATCGACAGCGACGACGAGGAAATGAAACTCGCGACATTGCTGCTCGTCGCCCGTGAATTCGGGGAAATGCGGACCGGGTTCGCGTTCGCCCCGCAAACCTGGTATTTATACCTCAACGATTTCCCGGCCGAGGATTATATCTTATGGGACCGCGGGCCGTTGACGAGCGTGACGAGCGTTAAATACACGAACAGCGCCGGGACCGAAACAACGATGACCGTAACGACCGATTACCTGGTCGACGCGAATGTTTTCCCGGGAAAAATATATTTGCCCTATGGCAAAACCTGGCCGAGTTTCACGCCATACCCATATAATGCCGTCAAGATCGAGGGTGTTTGCGGATATTCCGGGACCGTCCCTTATGTTTTGCCGAAGAATTACGAACAGGCTATGCTGCTGCATGCGGGATTGATGTATAAAAAACGGGATCTGAATTTGACGCCCGAGGAAATGTCGACGATATTCGACCTTTACGACCTGGAAAAATTGAAGTGGGTGAGCTGAAATGGTGTTGATCGATTCCGGGGATTACAACAATCGGATCCGTATTGAGTATGTGACCAGGACCGCCGACGGCATGGGCGGGTTTGATGAAGCCTGGGCGGAACTGAAAACCGTTTGGGGTCAATACCGGCAATTGTCCGGGAATGAATTGCTCAAACAACAGGCCGTCAACCCGATAATTTCAGTTGCGGTCCGCATTCGATACCGCTCCGATGTGACAACGGACAACCGCTTATATTACGGCGGCAATTACCTGAACATCATCGAAGTCAACAACACAGACAACGAATACAAGGAACTGCTGCTGAAATGCGAGGTGAGGCACAGTGGCCAATAAGGAAACAGGCGAGGTTTTCACATATGAAAGCTATAAACCGCGCGTGAAATATGTTATGCAGGCGAATGAGATCCTGGCCGCCCGCGAGGTCGGGAAATTTATAAGAAAAGAGGCTAAAAAAAAGGTTCACAAGATCAGCGAGACATTGTCAAAAGCATTGAGTTATAAGATCAAACGGAAATTGGGGGAAATTTGGGTCGGAGTTAAAGACGGCAAGGGCGCATATTATGGCGAAATGGTCGAAAAAGGGACGAGCAAATCGGCCGCGCACCCGTTTTTATTGCCCGCGATCGAGGAAAACCGGGGATATATAATCGATCTGATTGCAAAAACATTGCACCCGATCGATGAAGGGACCGCCGTTTCGGACCATTTTGAACCCGGGGAAATGACAGAGGGCGAACAATTATTGCAAGAGGTGAAATAAACGATGAATGTAATCCAATTGAAAACGATGATTTACACGTTTTTGTCGGGAATAGCGACCAGGGTTTACGACGGCCAGGCACCAATCGACCCGACATATCCATACGTCGTTTATAAGCTCGCGAGCAGTTACGTCGACGAGGACCAGAGGATCGAAAATTTCCGGTTGGAAATCGATATATGGGACAACAAACCATTATCGGCGACCGCGATCGAAACATTGACGGGAAGCATTGACGGCGACGGCGCAATCACAAGCGCGTCGGGATTGCACCGGAAGCATTATTATGTCGGCGGGACATTGCAAGCGGATTTTTACCGGGATTCTCGGTTCGACATCACGGACGAGGATCCGAAAATCAAGAGGCGACAGTTAAATTATCTGGTTAAAAGTTACTTATATTAAACGGGGGGAAAGAAAAATGAAAAAGTTGTCGATTGTCGGATATGCGAGCAGTTATAAGGAAGCGCCATTCCTGGACGATGAATTCGAAATATGGATCATGAACGACATGCACGACCTGGTTCCGCGTTACGATGTTTTATTCGACATTCACGATCCGAACGAAATCAAAGGCCGGCCCGTGACAAGACAAAAAGGGTTGCCGCAATGGGAAACGTTAAAGACTATCAAAAAGCCGATTTATATGCAGAAACATTTCGACGAGATCCCGGCGAGTATTGAATTCCCATTGCAAAGATTGATCGACAAATATCACATTCCGGCAATGGGCGACAAACTGTTTGTCACATGCTCGGTCGCTTTATTATTGGCATTCGCAATCGACCTCGGGTATGAGGAAATTCATCTTTACGGAATCGACGAGGCCGTCGACGAGGAATATTCCCTGGAAATGCCGAGCGTGATTTATTGGCTCGGATATGCGGCCGGCAAAGGAATCAAAATCGTCGTTTCCCCGCATTCGCCGTTGTTGAAGGGGTGGTATGTTTACGGTTACGAGGAACCGCAGAAAAAACACATGGTCGAGTTTTTGAAAGGGGAATCGGATCGGGTGAAGGGAATACAGCAAAAAGCATTTGAAAATCGGGATTTTTACCAACAGGAACAGTTGAAATGCGAGGGCGCGTTGGTTTTGATCGAACATATAAATAAGTTAATAACGAAAATATGAAGGGGTGATTTACTATGACAGTTCCGGCGGACATCATTCTGGGCGACGGCATTTTCGCAATCGGTTCAACAACGACGAGCATGACGGACGTTGCGCTCACGCGCGGGGGCGGGGTTTTCGGTGTAAAGCGCGAATATAGAAAAATCGAGGCGGACGGCGACAATGGTCCGGTCAAAGAAAGGATCCGTTTGGTAAGAAGCGAACCATTCTTGACCATGAAAAACCTCGAAATCGTTCCGGGAAGTTTCGACGATTATTTCCCGTCGATCTCGGCGGTGGTCACAAGCGGAAGCACGTCAAGCACCGTCACCGGGGCGGGATTGACCTCGAACATTACATCGACGGATTATAATTTCGTCACATGGACGGGTTACAACAAGGCCGGCCGAAGGGTTTATATCGAACTGCAAAACGCGATAAACCTCGAAAACATCAATTGGCAATTGCTCGACAAAAACGAGATCATCAACGAGTTGACATTCCAGGGTTGTTACCTGGCGACGGCCCGCAATACGGAACCGTGGAAAATCATATTTACGACGACATCGTCTTAATAATCGAATTGGGGGGAATATGCAATGCGGGAATTATCGAACGCGGACATGTATTTGATTTCAGCGATTGCCGATAAAATGGATCTCGGCATGCCGGAATTGAAAAAGAAGGTCGACGGGGTCGAGGTTTCAAAGACACAAGACGAGGTCGGGTCCGAAATGTTGGTTTCGATGTTCAAGAGATTGCACCGGGCGCAACCCGAGGTCAATCAATTATTATCGCGGGTCCTGGAAAAGCCGGTCGACGAGATCGAAAAAATGTCGCTGAAAGAAACAGGGCAAAACGTCGCTTTATTGTTCGGCAAAAAAGGATTCATGGATTTTTTCAAATAAGCCTGGCCGGGCGGTATATCGAAATATTGGATTTATTGCTCGCCAGGTATGGCGGCGGAATGGAACAGTTCAATCGGTTGACGTTGGAAACAGGCTTAAAACTTATATTGCAGTTGTTCGACAAGGAAACCGAAGGGGCGGCCTGGGATATATGGATCGCGAAATTGCCGTATATGAACGAGGAAAATTATATCAGTTTCGCGGATTTTCTCGGTAAATACAAACCGAAACCGGTCGCCGGCCCTGGACGTTCGGCCCAGGAAATGTTGAAGATCGCCCGGGAAATACGGAAACAAATCGAGGTGAGCGCGCAAAATGGCGGTTGAATTATTCAAACTGTTTGGGTCAATACTTATAAAGGACGAGGACGCACTCAAAAGCCTTGACCATGTAGACAAGAAGGGGAAAGAAGTCCATGATACAAGCGAGAAAATGGGCGGGTCCTGGCTGAAAACCGGCGGGATCATAGCGGCCGGGGTCGGCGCGGCCGTCGCGGGAATGTGGAAGCTCGCGGAAAGCACAAGCAAAGCGGCCGGGGATCTATTCGACATGAGTGAGAGGACCGGTTTGAATACCGACACGTTGCAGGAACTACAATTCCAGGCGGAACAGACCGGCGTTAAATTCGACAGCATAACAAGCGTGATCGGCGTGTTGACAAAAAACATGGCAAGCGCGGCGGCCGGAAGCAAGGGGACATCGGAAGCATTCAAGACATTGGGGGTCAATGTCAAAGACAACGAAGGGAACATGAAATCGCTCGATTCGGTTTTCCCGCAAGTCCTCGCGAAATTGGCCGACATGAAGAACGAAACAGAGCGAAATCAATTGGCGTTTAAGGTATTCGGGAAAGGCGCCCTTGAACTTGTCCCGTTGCTCACCGAAGGAAGCGCGGGGATAAAGGGATATGCGGACCGGGCGCATGAACTCGGAATCGTTATGTCGGGCGAAGCGATAAAAGCGGGCGACGATTTCGGCGACAGCTTGAACGAACTCAAAAAATCGTTCGAAGGTGTGAAAACCCAATTGGGATCCGCATTTATACCGATTATTCAAAAACTGATCGATTCATTGTTGCCGATAATCAAGACGATAATGCCGCCGCTCATGTCGTTGTTCAAGTCGTTGGGCGAAACGATTATCCCGATCGTGACCGGGGCATTTCAGACAATAATGCCGATCGTGAAACCGATCCTCGACGCGTTGATGTCGGCAATAAAGACATTGAGCGCATTCGTCAAAGGCGATTTCGCGGGCGCGTGGAAGTCATTACAGGACACATTCAACGGGGTTTGGCAAGCGATTTCGGCGGTTTTCAATACGGTCGTCAACGGGATAATCGGCGGAATAAACCTCATAATCGACGCGATAAACACGGTCACGGGTTCGAAGATCCAAAAATTAAAGGAAGTCGGGAAGGAAGTCGCGGCGGTCGCAAACGACGTCACGGCAAACAGGAACACAAGCGGCCGCATTCCGATGATGGCCGAAGGTGGTATCATAGCGAAATCGGGCCTCGCATACATAGCGGAAGCCGGACCGGAACTCGTCAGATTGTCGGCGGGCGCCGAGGTCATACCATTGGACAAGGCAAAGACAAGCGGCATAAACGTCAACATCAATTATCCGATTTTATGGAACCGACAAAACACCGAGGAAGTGGCCGAACAAATGGTCGATATACTGCATGGAATGGGGATTGCCGTCAATGGCTGAAAAAACGTTCACAATCGGCGGAACAAATATTCTCGTTCAACCTGGTTGGTCGATACAGGATAAAATCAACGCGCGGTCGACCATGCAGATGACCGTCGTTTCGACAGGAACATTGACGGCCGACATCACGACGGGGCAAGCGGTCGAGATCACCGAGAGTTTGACGTCAATTTTCACGGGTATCATATTGGAAGTCGAGCGATTCGAGGCAATGCCGAATATACTGCAATACAATATTTCATCGGTTGACAATAACGCGAAAGCCGATAAAAGAAGGATTGCCGCGAGCTATACGGCGAATTTTTCGGGCAACATCGTCAGCGCCATATTGACCTCGGTTTTAAGCGACGAAGGTGTGACGCTCGGGACGATCGAGGACGGCCCGCAAATCAACAAGTGCATTTTCAATTACGATTCGGCGGCCGAGGCATTGGACAAACTGAAAGACACGGTCGGCGGGGGGTATTTTTGGAACATATCGTTTTCGGGCGCGTTATCCTGGCAAAACCGGGCCTCGAATGCGGCGCCCTGGCAATTGACCGACAGCGTTCAGCATAATAAATTCCGGGTCCGGGAAACGTTGTCGCAATACAGGAACAGACAATATGTCCGGGGCGGGACCGGGAAAACAAGTTCCCAGGTCGACGAAAAACCGTCGCCGGCGCCGGACGGGACCTCGAAAAAGTTTATTATGAGATACCCGATCGCGGAAAAACCGACGATCAAAATAAATTCGACGGCCATTGCAACGGCGGACGTCGGGGTGAACGGGTTTGACACCGGCAAAAAATATTATTTCAGCTATGCGTCGAACGTCATCACCCAGGACGACAGCGAAACGGTATTGAGCGCGGCGGACACGGTCGAGGTCACATACATCGGCTTATATCCGATCATCGTTTTGGCTGATTCGGCGGCGCAGATCGCGGCCAGGGCGGCAATCGAAACCGGGACGACCGGGATATATGAAAACATGATCCGGGACAAGGCGCTTGACAATAAGGATTCGGCCCTGGATCTCGCCGAAGGATTGATCGCGAAATATGGGGTCGTTCCAAACGTCATCACATTTGAAACCGAGGTTGCGGGATTGAAAGCGGGGCAATTATTGACGATTATAAAATCGCTTTATGATATAAACGCAAGTTATTTGATCGAAAGCGTGAAGATAAGTTCGCCGGACGGGTATAAAACGAATTATTCGGTGAAATGCCTCGACGGCGCGGCGCTCGGCGGGTGGGAAGAATTTTTCAAAGGTTTGTTGCGGGGTCAGAAAGAATATATCATCGAGGACAACGAGGTCCTCGTCATATTGTCGTCCCTGGCGGAATCGGTCAGTTGGTCCGGGGCGACAGCAATCAGCAATTATACGTCACTATTGCCCGCCCTGGCATTATACCCGGCGGCGGATCTTTACCCGGGGACGACGATTGCGGCGGTATCAGTAAATGAATCGGGGGTGGTCACATAATGAGGGACACGGCGTCGATCGCATGGACCGGTCGATTTGAGGTATATATCAACGGGGAATATAAGGAAACAATCAAAAATATGATCATGAATGCGGCGTTGGACGAATTAGTGAAGCCGCTTTATGGCGGGACCCCGAACCTGGAAATAAAATATTTGGCCGTCGGTTCGAACACGGCGGCGGTTACGGTAAACGACGCGGCCCTGGGGACGGAAACATTCCGTTGCGCGGATTCGAGTTTGTCGGCGACGGCGACCGGCCAGGTGACGAGCGAATTCCTCATATTGTCGACCGAAGCGGTCGGGACGATAGAGGAAATCGGCATTTTCGGCGGAACAAGCGCGACATTGACGGCGGACGTCGGGATCATGATTTCGCATATTGCCTGGCATCATGTCAAAACCAATACAGAGGAAATAACATTCCGGCGCGTGGACACGCTCGCGCGCGCGTAAAGAGGGGGAATCATAAATGGCGCTCGGGGATTATACAAAAACGACCTATGTCAACGGGACAACGCCGGCGATCAACGCGACAAACCTGAACAACAACGAAACAAAGACAAAGGAACTCGACACGGCCTTGACTATAAGCGAGGCGAGCATCGCGGTATTGAAACGCAAAATCATGATTGGGGTGATATGACATGGGTGACAGTTTCAAGGTATTGGCCCAGGGAACGCTGACGACAAGCTCGGCGACGCTTTACACGGTGACATCGTCCGGGACATTGCTATTGTCGTTTTGCAGTTTATGCAATAAATACAGCGCGGCGGCGACCGTGACGCTCAAACTGAACAGCGCAAATTTGACGTTCGGGAAGTCGATTGCGACGGCGGACGGTTTAATATTGCCGGTCCAGGGCGCCATATTGACGGCCGGGGCGACAATCGCAGGATTAGCGGGGACGGCGAGCGCGATCGATTATTATATTTGCGGCGACGAGGTGACCTAATAAATGAAACCTCGCAATTATGGAAGGTTGGCGACATCGAGAATCGGGGCGTTCCGGCTTAATGGTTCGTTGGGATCCGGCGACGCGGTCGCGGCCCAGGTAATCGCCGGGAAAACATTCAGCAATGACGACGATACCGACATCATCGGGACCATGTCGGCACAGACGTCATATACGACATTTGTTGCGGCGACGTATTCAGCGCCGACCCTATATTGCCAAATACCGCTCGGCGCATATTTGGACGCGGCCGGAAGCGGTTATCCCGAAATCATGATGAGCGATTCGGACATGGTCGCGACGAATATAAAATCCGGGGTGACGATTTTCGGATTGGCCGGGACGCTGAACAATGCAATGAGCGCGGGGACGACGCTCGTTGGGTATGAATCAATGCTGACATCGACCGCGACGACCTCGACGACGTATGTAAAACTGCATGATTGGACAATAAATTTCAACGGGACATATAGGACGAATTTCGCGCTCAAAACCTCGACGGCAACAAGAACGGCATACGCGACAATATATAAAAACGGAACCGCATTTGGGACCGAACGTATAACAAACAGCGAAAGCGGGTTGGGTTGCCAAGAGGATCTCGCATTCGCCCAGGGCGACGAAATGGCCATTTATGCAAAAATAGTCGGAACCGCGACAACGACGGTCACAAATTTTTATTTGCAAATAGACGTCGGAATTCTTTATACAGATTAACGTTTGAGAGGGGGACTTATTTCGCATGATTATTATTATGTATGACGGGACACAAGCGGAATATAACAGGATTGTTGCCGAACAGGCAAAAAAGGGGTTCCCGTTGATCGAGATCAGCAATGTCAAAGAAGGGAATTTCCTCGGATTCGACGACAGGCCGGACCAGAATACGCATGTCGTCGCATTGTCCGAAATCGACGCCCAGGTCAAGGCGTTGGATTCGCAGGTCAAATCGTTGGACGCCCAGGTCAAGGAATTGAACACGATAACGACCGAAACGAAAGCGGAAGTCGAGCAGATACCAAAATCAGAAATTAACATTGCATAAGAATTGGGGTGCCCACATGAACGACGAGCAGTTGACAAAAATGAACATAGAAATATTGCAGAGGGTAACAAGCATTGAAACAAAAATCGACAATTATAATGGATTGCGGGAAAAGCTCGACAAGACATGCGATTTGTCGGAATACAACGAAAAGTGCATTGGACAGATCCTTGAATCGCGAAAATGGTTGAACCGTCAGATCGCGGGCGCGTTCATTGCGAGTTTGCTCGCGGTTTTAATCAGTATAATATTCCGGGTTTTGGGCGTTTGAGAGGGGGGCGCAAAAATTGAAAAGTCTATTGGCCGGACCGAAATATCCGGCGGCGGATCCGAAAAAGTGGTTGCGTAAATCCAACCCGAAAACGGATCTCAACATCGACCCGAATTTTTTGTCCCGGCTTGCGGCATTGGCCGCTCATTTCAAAAAGCCGCTTTATATTTCCTCGGGTTATCGGTCGGTTGAACAGCAGATCGTTTTATATAAAAAGTCGGGCGGCAAACAGGACCCGAGGGGGAATTGGTTCGGCGGAAACGGCCGGGCGGGGAAACCGGGAAACAGCAAACATAATTTCGGATTGGCCGTCGATGTTTCGAGCTTATGGGCGAAAGCGATCGAGCAAGAAGAATCGACCGCAGACCAGAAAATATTGAAAAAGTTCGGGTTATATAAGCCGATGACCAGGGGCAACGACACGAATATATTTGAGAATTGGCACATTCAACCGATCGAATTATCGGGTCAAAAACCCGGAAAATGGGCGGTTTTTAAGGCATATTATGGGGCGCAATATTAATAAAATATTATTAAAGGGGTGTAATCATGGATCAATCACGTTGGAAATCGCCGGTATTATGGACATCGTTGTTTGCATTGCTTTATATTTTACTCGACAATTTCGGCATACTGAAACAAATCGGGATCGACGCCGAGGAATGGAATAATATAATCGACCTGGTTTTGGTAATCCTGGCCGGATTCGGAATCATGAACAACCCGACGAGCAAAACGAAGTTTTAATCAATTCGGCAATTTCCCCCCGATTCAAGGTCGCCCGCTTATACAGGGGCGGCCTCTTTTTTTATGCCCGGAAATATCAAAAATAGTTTCTATTATTAATGAAATATCTATTGCAATTGATATTGTGTATGATATAATAGATATTAGTTGATAGCAAATATTTCAAGGGGGCGGAAAACATGACAGACAAAACATTCGAAAAATTGATGAAACTGCAAATATTATTATGGAAAAACGACATATTCGTATGGAACTTAACTCATACAATTATTCCGATCCCGGTTATCTAACAGCAATCACAAGTCAAACAATCGGATATTATAAAACGGTCAAACAGGCGGCAAATGTGATCCATGCAATGGAATGCGCCGCTCGCGCCGCAAGGTCATATTACAAATCTGCAAAACAGCAGTTTTGTTGAATGTTCAAATATCGATTATAATAAATAATTTGTTCATTATACTTGAAACGCTTATCATTATAATATACAATTACGAGAGGGGGTGGGACCAATGGCCAACAAATCGAGAACGAAAACAACCCGGCCGCCGTTGCGGAAATTGCGGAAATTGCGTTTGATCCATGAAAGGACCCAGGCGGACGTCGCGACGGCTTGCGGATTGTCATTGCAATCATACAACAGCAAGGAAAACGGTCACAACGAATTCACGTTGCGGGAAGTGGAATCGATAATGATTTACCTCAACGAACCGTTCGAGAATATTTTCATTTGACGAGGGGGGAACCAATGATGAAAAGCTCATTTATATTGATATTCGGGTTTTTGTTATTGACCGGGGCGTTTGGATTCGCGGCGTTGATCGCGTGGATATTCGCCCAAACCCGGATTTTTAATGCGTGGTTTGAACGGTTGGAACGCGACGAGCGCAACATGGAAAACCCGGAATTGGTAAACATCGAAGAATATCAAGGCAAACGGCGGATTATCCGCAGGAAAAAATCAGTTTGATTTCCAAAGGGGGGAAATTGAAATGGACGAGAACTCAACATCAATCATCAACGTTGGCAATGACGAGTTAATATCGATCGCGGAATCGGCCGAAAGAAGGATCGAGGCCGTGAACAGAATCAAGGGGTTGGCATTGAAAGTCACCCGGCCGACAGATTGGGCCGACCTCGGCGGAAAACCGTATATGCAGGTTTCGGGCGCCGAAAAAATCGCGAGGTTGTTCGGCATATCCTGGCGCATTGACCAACCGGAATTCAACATCACCGAGGACGGGCATTTCGAATATACATATAAAGGTTATTTCAGCATGGGGACGGTCGAAATCGAGGCAATCGGGGTCCGGTCCTCGCGCGACAAGTTTTATTCGGAAAGTCACGGCGAGGCAAAACCGCCGTCAGAGATCGACCGGGGCGATTTGAAAAAAGCGGCATACACGAATTTGATCGGAAACGGGATCACCCGTTTGCTCGGTTTGCGGAATATGACCTGGGGGGACCTTGAAACCGCGGGCATAAAACGTTCCGAATTGAATAAAGTCGAATACGGGAAACCCGAAATGACCGAGGCCGCGCAAACTCAAATCGAGGACATGCGGACGATCCTCAACACGATGTCCGGGGGCGATCCGAAGAAGTTCGCCGACCTTCTTGAATTTTATACGACATTCAAAGGCAAAGACGGGAAAACAGTCGCCGGGCGCCGGACCCTGGAAGGATTGACAGAAAAATCAGTCCCGATAACGCATGAAAAATTACAGAAAGCATTCATGAAATGGACCGAGCAACACGCGCCGGTCCCGGAATCGGACCAGGAAGGATTGAATATCAATGCTTGAACATGAGGTCATCGACCGTTTGATTGAAGGGAAAAAAGCAAAAATCAAAACATACCCGCAACACGTCACGCGCGCGAGCGAGGTCGGTCACCCATGCGAACGTTATTTGGTTTACAGCGTCACGAATTGGGCGGACCGCTCGCCATATCCGCCCGAAGTCCAATTCATATTCGAGGGCGGCCGGGTTGTCGAGGACCTGGCCGTCCAGGATTTCGAGGACGCGGGGTTCAAGGTTTACAGGCCGGAACCCGACCGGGCGATCATGGAAAGCCGCCCGCAAATTTCCGGGCATGTCGACATTCGCGTCGATTTCGGTGACGGCAAGGTTTATACCGGGGAAATCAAAGGATTAAACGCTTATGATTGGGAATCGCTGAACACGATTGCGGATTTTCACCGGTCGAAAAAACCGTGGATCCGCAAATATCCCGCCCAATTGATGACATACCTTTACATCAAGGGCGAGGAACGCGGGTTTTTCTATCTCAAATCAATTCCGAGATTCCAACCGAAATTCATTTGGGTCGATTTGGACCTCGGATATATGGAAAGCATATTGCAAAAAACCGAGCGGGTCGAAAAGCATATCCATGAAAAGACGTTCCCGGACCGTTTGAACGACGCCGAGATTTGCGAGGGTTGCCCATTCGCTCATATTTGTTTGCCGGAATTGAAACGCGAGGCATTGTCGGTTGAAACGGACGAGCAGTTTATCGCGGATCTCGAACGGCGCGAGCAATTGAAGGAAATATATAAAGAATACAACGAGCTTGACAATTCATTGAAAAAGCGGTTTGCTGAACGTGAAAGCATAGCGGCCGGCGATTTCCTCATTCTCGGATCATGGGTCGATAAAAAGCAATATACGGTCCCGGAATCGAAATATATAAAATATAAAATAATGCGGTTGAATAACGTTTGAAGGAAGGGAAATCAGAATGTCCAGGCCCAAAAAAGCGACGATCGATTATTTCCCGCATTTCGTGAACCATAAGCATACATTGTTCACAATCGAGCAAAAATTCGGCAATGACGGGTATGCGTTTTGGTTCAAATTGCTTGAAATCCTCGGCATTTCCGAACATCATTTCATCGATTGCAACGACGTCGAGGTGTGGGAATTTATGTTGGCAAAAACCCGGGTGAATGAGGATATTGCAAAATCAATATTAAATTTGTTGGCAAAACTTGACGCGATCGACGCGGAATTATGGAAAATAAAAGTCATCAGATCGAACAAATTTATCGAAAATCTCGACACGGTTTACAGCCGCAGACGGGTTTCTGTTATCAGTAACGCCGAGGTATTGGATTTATGTAAACAAAAACATTACATCAAAGGGGTTTCTGTAAGCATTAATCCGCAAAGTAAAGTAAAGTATAGTAAAGTAAAGGAAAGTAAAGTATATATCAATGATATGTTCATCACAGCGCAACATCTATCAATGACGGAATCGGAATATATCAAACTCGTTTCTGAATTCGGAAAACCAATCGTCGACGAAAAAATCGAATACGCGAAGAACTATTCAAAGCTCAATAAATATACCTCGTTATATTTGACGCTCAACAATTGGCTGAAACGCGATTCGGAAAAAGCGATCGCGGAATTGATGAAGAACGGGGGGACGGGATTATGAAACCGGAAGAAGATAATAATTCAAAAGTTCTGACTTATATCATTATTTTCGGTTTATGTTTGTTGGCGGCATTAATAATAATGCTTTTTAAGTTTAAGCAGCTTGACAACCAAATCGAGGATCTCACCGCCAGGGTGACAGCGGTCGAGAATATAAAAAACGAGGACGCCGAAATAAAAAAAGAACTCGACAAGCTCAAATCGACGGTCGGGTTCCTGGACGCAATGTTCGGGGCGGGGATCGGTGATTGCCAGAAGATGCAGGAATACTACGAGAAAACGCATTAAAGAAAGGGGTGAATGATATGGCAAAAGTCCGTTATAGACAGCCTATTAAATATGGCTTTGCTATGGTTCATGAAGATGAACGAAAAAAGCATAACAAAGCTTCGAAGTTATCCAGACGAAGAAATAGAAAGGGGTGAATGATATGAGGGCATATTTATATTTTAGATGGTTTGATATGTGGATTGGGGTATTTTATGACAGGAAAACAAAAGCGACTTATATTCAACTATTGCCGATGATAGGTATAGTGCTTTGCAAAAAAGTCAAAGTTCCTGAAAATGAAGAATTAAGAAAACATAATTCGGGTTGTAATGCAGGGGGATAGAACAATTGAGGGATAAAGTGAAGGTTGGAGGGTTTATCATAGAGGTTGTGTCAGCCCAAAGTTTAAATGTAGATGAAAACGCACGCCATCCTTATTGCCCCATAATACCCAAAGACCTTGAAGGGGAGATTGAGCAGTTGAAGGAATTGATTACACAAATGCAAATGTATCATTACGTTTACAGGAACGACAATACAGAATCTCGCTTCAAGAAAATGGGAGATATACAAATCAAGATAGGTCAATTAAGGAAATCGCTTAAATTGGGTGTGAATGAGGAGGATGTGTCGGAATGAACAAGAAGATTGATGTGATTGAAATGCTGAATGAGAAAGAAGTAGTTAAGTCAACTTTTGATATCGTGCATAATTTATTGGACAAACTATTTGAAGAATTTACTGAACAGGATAAGGAAAACGAGCGGTTAAAGGAAGAAAACGAGAAGTTGAAGAAAGTCCTTCGGCGGCTTGAATGGTTGAATGCTAAATGTCCTGTATGTGGAGAGAAGGAAGTCGATAATCATATTTATTATTGTTGGCTTGGCAATCTATTGAAAGAGGTGTCGGAATGAGAGCGATTAAGTTTAGGGCATGGGATAAAGTTGCAAAACATGTGCTCATGATATTTGACAGTGAGCAAGGTAAGGATTGGTTCTTGCCAATGTGGAAAGACCGATATGAAATTATGCAATTCGCAGGTATGCTCGACAAAAACGGTAAGGATATTTATGAGGGGGATATTTTATTCCTCATAAATGAAAGTGGTACTCCCATAAGGGTTGTCTGTGAATTTGGAACAGCTACACACAAAACGCTTGCAAGCGGATTAACGGTTGCAATTGCAGGATTTTTCTTCAAAACACAAGAAGGGTTGCATACCTTTCCGATAGTGAAAAATTATTTAGGTAAAAACGACTTAGAAATAATGGAAGTTATCGGCAATATCTATGAAAATCCTGAATTGTTGGAGGCGCCAGAATGAGCATAACAGGCGGCAAGGTGATTGCCAGAGTATTCCCACGAAAAACTAATCAAACACCGAATGATGATCTGGTGTTTTTTACCGAGCCGCCGACATTTATGTTACCCGAATTTGACGAGGTTCATGTGAGTTGCTGTTTTACTTATGACAAACCAAGAGCGGAATGGCTTGCGTATCAATGGGAATCAACAGGCAAGCCGGTTAAATTGGGCGGCCCTGCTTACGGGGATTATACAAAGGAATTTATCCCGGGGCGGTATTTGAAAATCGGTTGCACGATCACGTCCGTCGGTTGCCCGAACCATTGTTGGTTTTGCTCGGTCCCGAAACGAGCGGGATCATTAAAGGAATTGGACATAAAAAGCGGGTGGATAGTGCAGGACGACAATTTGTTGGCATGCAATGAAAAGCATGTCCGGGCGGTTTTCGAAATGCTGAAACAACAAAAACACAGGGCGGAATTTATCGGGGGATTGGAAGCGAAATTGCTCAAACCCTGGCATGTCGAGTTGTTGAAATCAATCAATCCGCGATCGATGTTTTTCGCTTATGACACGCCGAACGATTTCGAACCGTTAATCCATGCGGGGAAATTATTCAAAGAGGCCGAAATATATGTCGGATCTCGGCAATTATATTGTTATGTCCTCATAGGATACCCGAACGACACAATGGAAAACGCCGAAACAAGATTGCTCAATACATTAAAAACGGGATTTATACCATTCCCAATGCTGTATAAAGACGATCAAGGGCATGAAAACAAAGAATGGGCGAAATTCCGGCGGCCCTGGGTCCGGCCGGCGTATATTTACGCGAGATATAAGGAATTATTTATAAGAGGGGGGAATTAAAAATGACATGGCCGTTTCGAATTAAAATCGAGGGTCCCAACAAGGCGACAAGGACGGCGCAATATACCGCTAAACTTTATGATTGGCGAGGACGCGTCATTCCGAACGAACCGGTGACATGGTATTTGAACCCGAAGGTCGAAGGGATCACGGTCGATTCGAAAGGATTATTGACGATCAAACAACCGGCCCCGGTCACGCAGGTCAAATTATACGCTCAATCTATTACCAACAAAAATTTATTCACCCGCAAGGACATCAAGATCATCGTTGTCATACCGGAACCCGAACCGATACCGCCGACGGGATATTCCGGGGTTTATGGAACGTGGTCGAACGACCAGGAAATATATGTCACGAACGTCGAACAATGCAAAGTCAACGACATAATATCGACGCCGAATTCTCAAATCGTCACAATCGACAGGATCGCGAGTAATTGGATCCATACGGACAAAACGATCACATATTGGACCGGCGGCAAGGAAATATTATATTTGGGGACCTCGACACCGCCCGTTAATTGGTATGACGTGAAGAATTTCGCGAAGGGGAACGGAACCGACAATGACACGGCCCCAATCATGGCCGCCCAGGGCAAGGCGAAGGAACTCGGATTGGATCTCGGATTCCCCGACGGCAATTATTTGATTGACCCCGACATCATCGATATTTCATGTAATTGGATCGCGAAGGGTCCGAACGCGTGGATTATAACAAAGGAAAATTCGTTATATAACATCATGTTAATGGTGAGGACCTCGAATATAAAAATCGACGGCCTCAAATATGACCAAATGGGCGACAGGCAAACAGTAAAACCCGACAGCCAGGGTTTGAAGGGTTGCCATATATTGCACATATCGACCGCGAATAATATCGAAATATGCAATTGCATGACGAAGGGTTACGGCGCGACGTCGGTATTTTTCCAACCGCCCCAGGGTTTCGGATATGACATAAAATTTCATCATAATATCGGATATTGGGAAAGACAAATAAATCAATATTATGACGCGACCGTTTTCAACACCGACGGAATGTCCGGCCTCGTATATGAAAACGATGTCATTCCGACGCATAAACCCGGGATCGTGAATTGGAAGCCGGAAAGCGGAATCGAAGTTCATTTCCCGAAACTCGATTGCTATTATAACAGGGTCCGGGATTGCATAAACGGAATATTGCCGGTCAATTGGCCGTCGCAATATGCGGTTTATGATCCGAATTTCGTTTGCGACGTCAAGATTCACAACAATCAATTGACCCGGGTATTGCGGGGGGTCCATTGTTGGGGCGCATGGACGGTCAAAAGCGAAAGCCGGAACATTCAAGTATATGATAATCAGATCGATTTATACCTCGAACAAATGGACGCGTCGGACCCGGATCAATTCTATAAACCGGTCGAGGGCGTCGGATTCGTCGACGGCGGGATCGACAATTGTTATTTTCGCAACATCGAAGTCAAGAAGAACATCATTAAAACAACGGCGGCCCAGGGGTTGAGCATGCCGGCGCTGTTGGATTACGGGGTCCCGGCCGAGCAGCTCGGCGCGATCTACATGATGACGAACAATTCATGCGTCGGTTTCCTGGTCGCGGACAATCAGATCGATTTCCCGTATAACACATTCCAAATCCGGGCATTGCAGAAAAAAGGCGTCAACAAGCATGAGGACATCGTATTGGCAAGAAACATATTGACCAATCCGGCGATATATCACGGTTGGGCGGATCCGCCGACGATGTTCAATGCTGTTTACAATTACGAGCATGTAAACGGCGTTACAGTTTACGGGACTGTAATAACAGGGACACCGCTCGACATTCGCCAGGACGGCGCGGGCGTGACAAACATAATCGAATCATAAACAAGGGGGAAACATCATGTCAAAAGTCGTTCCATTCAAAAGCAAGGTTCGGCCGCCGGCCAAAGACAGCATATTCAAAAAAAACATGGCGGCACTGAAAAAGCGTTATCCGGGATATGTCGACCTCATATTAAATTCAAAGCTCGATCCCGACCGATATGAGATTCAAAAAACCGATTATGAGCAGTTCAAAAACCTGTTCGTGAAACCGCTCAACATGACGCTGTATGACAAAGCAAACCCGATCGCCGGCGTCGCCAACAATATGGCCCGGTATAAGTTCAAAAACAATCTGATGTTGTTCATCCTGGGGTTCGGCCTCGGTTACGATCCGCTATTTTACACCGAGCAATTGAGCGCGAAGCTGCATACGGAATTCGTTTATGTCATCGAGAAGGACCCGGGAATTATAAACGAGGCGTTCAAATATACCGATTTCACGGCGTTTTTCGAACAACCCAGAATCGAACTATTGATCGGCGAACCGGAAGGGACGATTTTCACAAAGTTGGAATCATACATCGGGGCGGCCGGACGTTACCATGATTTGAGGAATTTCCGCATAATTCATAATTTCGTCGGCATGCTCGACAACGAGGATTACTATTTGACAGCAATGAATTTCATCAAAGAGGCGGCCGTATATTCGATAATGAATTACGGCAATTGCGCGATTGATTCCATTACAGGGGTCGAAAACATGCTGAACAACCTCGCCGAAATCGTGGAAAACCCGGGGATCAATCTATTAAAAGACAAATTCAAGGGGATCCCGGCCGTTTGCATTGCGACCGGGCCGTCGCTCAACAAAAACAAACATTTGCTGAAAGGATTGCAGGACAAAGCGGTTTTGATCTCATGCGACGCAACGCTCAAAATACTGCTTGAAATGGACATAAAACCTCATTTGGTGACGACGCTCGAACGCGAAATGGCAATCGTCGGATTGTTCGAGGGATTGGATCCGGCCGCCGTGAAGGACGTTTATCTCATGGCATGCCCCGTTGTTTATAACGAGGTTTATCAGACATACCCGGGTCCGAATATAATCGTTTATCGCAATTTCGATCATTTCAAATGGCTTGAAATCGACCGGGGCATGATCGATATTAAATTCAGCTCGGGCAACATGAATTTCAAGATCGCCGAATATCTGGGTTGCGACCCGATCATATTGATCGGCCAGGATCTCGCATTGACCAGGGAAGGGAAAACGAATGCGACCGGCGCGACATACGGGGACGCGCAGGAAAGTTATTTGAGGGAACAACGGTTCATGCTCATGGGAAACGACGGCGCCCCGATTGAAACGACCGTGTCGCTCAAACTGTTTCATCAAGCATACGAAATCGATGTCCGACATCATTTGGAAACCAACCTCGGGAAAGTGATAAACGCGACCGAGGGCGGGGCATATATCGCCGGGACCGAAATAATGACGTTCGCGGACGCGATCAAACAATATATTCAAACAGAAACAAATCCGCTCGGAATGATTAAAGACATCGTCGGCGATTTCAAACCGCCCGCCGATACCTGGCGGAAACTATTAAAAAGGGTCATGAAGTCAAAGAAGGATTTCAAGATCATGTCGAAGTCATGTCGGGCGGCCGTCAAATATATCAAGTCGGTCAAATCGCAAATCAAGGAATTGAGAAAAAATCCCGACGAGGCGAAAGCGATCGAGATAACAAAAAAAACTATGAGTTACCGCGACGGGTTCGCCGAATACCTCGACACATATCAGCTATATTTCGCCCATGTCGCGCAAAGTTATTTCCTCAATTTCGAAGTCGAATTGCGGGGAATGATGAACGATTGCGAAAACCCGACCGAGTTCCAAACCGAAATCACATTGCGGCATGAGGAATATTTCCGCATAATGGGCGGATTAATGAGGATTTGCATACAGGATCTCGAAAAAGCTGAAATATATATATTGCAAAGAATGAAGGCGATACATGATGTTTAGCAGACAAGAGCATGATGCGGTTGAACGTGTCATGAACCGGGGAATATTGAGCGGCTATAAAGGCGCATGGTGTGGCGAATTTTACGGTGGGCCGGAAATCCGGGCGCTTGAAAACGAAATCGGGATCAAGTTCGGAAGCGCATACAACACGGCGGTCAATTCGGCGACGTCGGGATTATGGGCGTGTTTGAACGCAATCGGCATAAAACCCGGGGACGAGGTTATCGTCACGCCCTGGTCGATGACATGCTCGGCAAGTTTGCCGTTGTTATTCGGGGCGGTCCCTGTATTCGCCGACATCGAGCCGGATTTTTATTGCCTCGATCCGAAAGATGTCAAATTGATGATCAGTTCCAGGACGAAAGCGATAATCGTCGTCGATTTATTCGGAATGCCGTATGCGGCCGACGAGATCAACGACATTGCTCATTCATACGGGATCCCCGTAATCGAGGACGCGGCCCAGGCGATCGGCGCGAAATACAGGGGCAATTATACCGGGACGCTTGCGGATTTCGGCGTTTATTCGTTCAATGTCCATAAACACATACAGGCCGGCGAGGGCGGAATCGTCACGACAAAGACAAAGGAACACGACATGCGCGTCAAATTGTCAATCAATCATGCCGAGGCCGTGACAAACGGAATGCCGGCCCCGGAAAATTATCTCGGATTAATCGGAATGAATTTGAGAATGACCGAATTATGCGCGGCGATAATCCGGGAACAATTGAAGAAGCTCGACGCTATCATTGAGCAATATCAATCTTATGGCGAGCAATTCGCGATCCCGGTCCGCCCGGGTTGCACATCGGCGTTTTATAAATTCGCCCGGCGCAAGGTTTTGACAATATCGGGCCAATACGCGGATTTATTCAATTTCAAAAATCATTATATTACGCCGATTTATAAAATGCCGGAATTCCAGGTGAGGGGGTATGGCGGCATAAGTTGTCCGGTATGCGAGGAAATCGAGGACGACATTATATTGGCATGGTTAAAAAATCCAATATGAAGGAAGGGCGCCGATGTTAAAATACCGGGTTACGCAGGAACAGACAGAATTCGCCCGGAATGCCGTCGAACGGTTCGATTTCGGGAAACGGGGCAAAGGTGACGGAACAAAGGAACAGCAATTTGTCGGGATCCTGGGGCAAACCGTGATCGCCGATTTGCTGAAAATGAATCGGCCGGACGGCACGTCGGGATTCGACAACGACATTGATTTTATAATCAACGGAATGAGCGTCGATGTCAAAACAATGGGCCGGCAAGTCGAGGTCCAGGATCATTACATGCACAACCTCGTCGCATATCAAGCGAATTATGACGTCGATTATTACATTTTTTTATCATTCAACAAAGTCACCGGGATCATGTCGATTTGCGGATATATACCCCATGAGGTTTATATCATATTGGCAAAATTCCATGACATCGGGACCGAACGCACAATGGCGGACGGCCGGACATTCCAATTGCGGGCGCCGTGTTACGAATTACGACAGGATTTATTGAACCAGGTCGACCAGGTTTCGGATCTTATAAACGGAATAAAAAATCATAAAAAAGGGGGAAACAAAATTGAAACACCCGTTTTTAATCGGTGAAAGGTTATATTTGCGGCCGATCGAGGAATCGGATTTCCCGAATTATTTCGATTGGTTGCAGGACCAGGAAACATTGAAATATCAACAGCATGGGTTATACCCGAACACGCTCGCGAACATGAAGTCGTATGCGGACAGCATGTCGCCGGGAAGCATAACCAACACATACCGCGAAAACATGTATTTGGCGATTTGCATAATTGAAACGGACGAGCATATCGGCAATATCAGTTTCAAGATCGGGTCCGCGGCGTTCAGATATTCGGAATTGTCGATCATGTTCGGGAAAAAGGAAAACCGGGGAAAAGGTTACGGCACCGAGGCGATCCGGTTGATGTCCGATCACGCGTTCCGCAAAGTAAACGTCAACAGGATCCAGGCCGGCATGATGAAGGACAATATCGCATGTGTCCGGGCATTTGAAAAAGCGGGTTTCATTCATGAAAGCAACGAGCGGGGCGCTTGCGAACTGTATTATACCGACGGGCATTTCGGCGATTGCATTATGATGTCGAAGGTTAAAAAAGATTGGTTGCGCGAACAGAGGCAAAAAGACATAAAAGAATGCCGGCGTCAGTTTGTTGAAGCGTATGAAAATTATACGGATATTGCGTTGGATTTAGACCGTTGGCGAGGTAAAGAACCGGCGCCGAAAACATTCCAGGGTTTGAATTCGCCGTGGCCGGAACCGGAAACATTCAAAAAGCGGTATGGATTCGATGACAACATCGAGCCGGACGGAAAAGAGGTCAAATGAATGTTTGTATATTTATTGGGCGGCATTGCCGTTTATGCGCTGATAATGGGATTTGTCTTAATGGGGGTTTACGGGGATAACGAATGCCCGCCGCATGCCAAATAAGGGAAAGGGGGCAAGCAAAATGGGGACATTTTTCACGGAATTGGACACGACCGCCGGGAAGCTCGACGACGAGGAACGCGAGGTTTTCGAAACGATCAAGGAAGCTGAACGCGAAATGACGCAATGGCGCGAGGCGTTGTCGGCTTATGTAAACATGTTTTGGAAAAATGTCAAAAGCAAGCGCGGGTTGTCCGACAACATCAAATGGGAAGTCACCCGGACCGGCGACATTATAAACATCACGGACATCGAGGATAAATTCGATTGGGAAAGATACGCGGAATTTGTCCGAAATTTGCGGGCGACGAACAACGAGGCATTCGAAAACCATTTTTCAGTTTATAAGCAAGTCGCCGAGGAAGTTCAGCCGAGTTATGAACAATGTGAAGTCAGGATCATGAAAAAGGAATATGGGTTCAAGGTGTTATGCCAAAAAATATATAATAAACTAAAATGGCCGGGAAAGGGGTTTTGAAAATGATCGAGGGATTGAAGTATTGTTCGAAATGTATCATGCCGGAAACAGTCGAGGGCCAGGAATTCGACGAAAACGGGTTATGCCGCACATGCGTCAGCAGAGGCCAAAAACGTGACATCGATTGGGCGGCAAGGAAAGCGGCGCTCATAAGGATTTCCAACGAAGCGAAAGAGGCGGCGGGCAATAATTATGATTGCATTGTCCCGATTTCCGGGGGCAAGGATTCGACGTTCCAATTGCATTATGTCGTCAAGGAGCTCGGCATGAAGCCGCTCGCCGTTACATTCAACCATAATTGGTTTTCCAAAGTCGGTTGGTATAACCTCATGAACGCGCTCGAACAGTTCAATATCGACCATATCATGTTCACGCCGAACAGGGACCTCGTCAACCGGATCGCGAAACACAGCCTCGAAGTCATGGGGGACGCATGTTGGCATTGTCACATGGGGGTCGGCGCATTCGCGATCAAGGCCGCCGTTGCATATAAGATCCCGCTGCTCATTTGGGGGGAATCGACCGCCGAGCATGGCCGGGCGACGTATGAGCACCCCGACAAATTCGACCGGGATTATTTCTTGCGCGTGTCGGCGAAATTCACGCCCGAACAGTTCAAATGCGATTATATCTCGATCCGCGATTTGTTCCCGTTTGAAACGCCGTCATGGGAAGAATGCGAAGCGATCGGACTGAACGGGATCCACCTCGGCGATTATATTCCCTGGGACACCGAAAGCCAGGTCGCATTCATCAAGAAAAAATATCATTGGATCGGGGCGAACATCGAGGGCGCATATAAAGACTATAAAAGCGTCGAATGCTCAATGGCCGGGATCCATGACTTTTTCTGCTATTGCAAACGCGGTTTCGGCCGGGCGAGCATACAGGCAAGCGACGATATAAGGGCCGGGGAAATGACCCGCGAGGAAGGATTCGAGAAGGCCCGGAATTATGAGCAGATCGAGCCGCGAAGCCTGGAATATTACAAGGAAATCACAGGGTTGTCCAAACATAAGATTTCTGAAATACTGACGGGCCTCGGGCATACGGCGGTCAAGGAAAAAAAGGTCAAATTGCCGTTTGCGAAAGAATGGCGGGAAATATCAAACGCCGGCAAACCATTCATGCAAAGACTAATCGACGGCGAGGTGTAGAAGGGGGGTGAATATATATGAAAAAATGGTTGATTATCGTTTTACCATATACTTCGGAGGAATTTCAGGATAAACCTGACATACCAGATGAAATTATTCACAAAATACAAAAAGCATATGGAATGACCGATGCAGATGAATTTATAATTGTTCCCTATACTTCATTGCCAGGATTATTCGCAAAAATAAGTATCGACACGCAAGTCTGTGTTTATGTTATGCCTGGAACATATCAAGAATATTTAGATGATTTTATGAATGATAAATAGTCGGGAGGATAACAAATGAAAATAGTCGCAATCATACCTGCGCGCGGCGGCAGCAAGCGGATACCAAAGAAAAACATATATCCATTCTGTGGGAAACCGCTCCTGGCGTGGACTGTCATCGCGGCACTCAAAAGCGAAGTATTCACGGATGTATATGTATCTACCGATGCGCAGGATATTGCGGCTGTGGCACTCGAATACGGGGCAAAGGTCATAATGAGGAAACGCGGGAACGACGATCAGACAATCGTTTCATTGGCAACGATTTATTCATTGCAGCAGATCGAGCAGGAACAGGGCGAAAAATACGACATCGTATTTCAGTTAATGGCGAATTGCCCGCTCCGCGACGCCGACGACATACGGCACGCGGCGACCCATTTCGACATATCGGGGACGGATTTCCAATTATCATGTTTTTCGTATGATTACGCGAACCCGTGGTGGGCGCTCAAAATCGCGGATCGTTACTCGGGCCAGGCATTGCACCCGGAAGCATTGAAAACGCGAAGCCAGGACCTCGACACGCTTTATTGCCCGACCGGCGCGATATGGGCCGCGAAGGTCCCGCATTTATACGAGGCGGGAACATTTTACGGTCCGAATTATACCCTGGTCCCGATGAAGAAAAGTTCCCATGCGGTCGATATTGACGAAATGGAAGATCTGATATTTGCAGAGGCATTGAAAACAGTCGAAAGGCGGGTTGCAGATGAGCGTAACGGGAAACCGAACAATTGACGTAACCATTGAAATGATTGTTGAAATCGCGGTCAACAAGGCGGTCAAAAAGGTATTCCATGAATACGGCGAGGAAAACAGTCGGCATTGCAGGAACTATTATAAATTGACTGAAAAAGCGCTTTATGCGATCCCGCAGCTGCGGGCGAAATTAGAACAGGACAAGCTCGACATTGCGGATCTGGAACGCGAGGATTTCAACCAGACATCGGATTGGCATACGGCGAAACCGCCGGGCGGGCCGAAGATTGACGACGAAATAAGGCATAAACAAAAAATCGCCAGGTCGGAGCGGACAATGAAACGGACACAATTAATGCTCGCGAAAATCGAAAACGCATTGAAGGTCCTCGAAAATGACGACGATTATCCGATCATCAGAATGCGTTATATCGAGCATAAAACGAACGCCGAGATCGCCGAGGCGTTAAGTTACCATGAAAGCACGATTGCCAGGCGCAAAAACCGGTTGATGAACAAACTGCAAATCGTATTGTTCGGGGCGGAAGTATTAGAACTATAAAGGGGGAAAAATGAATGGGAAACATGGCGGAACAAATCAACAGCGTTGTTGACAATTTGGCAAATAAACTCGGAATCGCGGCGGAAAAACTATTGCCGGTCATGATATATCAAGCACGGATTGACGGAATAGAATCGCTTATTTTATGGTCGACATCGTTGTTAGTTATGATAATATGCGTTGCGTTGATGATAAGGGCGATCATCAAAAGTAAAGACGAGGTATGTTGGGACACGCAAGAATATATTAGGTTTTGGGTCCCAGGCACAATCGGTTTTATATTCTTATGGGTTTTCATATTCAATTTCCATTGGATAACGGCATTATATAATCCCGAATGGTATGCGCTCAAATTGATATTAAATGCGCTCGGGGGTGATATTTAATGGAATTCGAGGCAATGAGCGAAAGCGATTGTTTAATGGTCCGGGAATGGCGGAATGATTCGATTGAAACATTAAGGACGCCATATATGTTGACCGAGGAAATGCAAAGGGATTTTTACAAAAACACCGTATGCAACCGCAACGCGAATTCCCGTTGGTGGGCGATAAATAAAGATCGATTATTCATCGGCATGGCGGGGTTGACCGATATACAATGGGAAAACGGAACCGCCGAAATCAGCCTCATTATTCACCCGAAAAGCCGGGGCATGGGTTACGGGTTCGAGGCCGCCGAGAAGATCCTCGACAAGGCGTTCAATGAATTGCGTTTGGCGAACATATTCGGCGAATGTTATTATTGCAACCCGGAAGGGATCAAGCTATGGTCGAAATTATGCGGGAAATACCAGGCATTCAGCGTTGATTTGCCTTGCAGGAAATTTTTCGCGGGCGTTTTTCATAATTCATATTATTTTACAATACTGCATTCCGAGTATTTATTATACCGCAACACCGGCGAGGTGAAATAATATGTCGACGATTATACTCGATAATTTGACTCCGCAACAAAGATATTATCAAAAAAATAAAGAAAAATGTAAACTCGCAAAAGAAAAAAGTATGGCAAAATGTCCTAATTACTTTAAAGAATATTATCAAATAAACCACGATAGAATCTTACAGCAGCGACAGCAACATAGAGAAAATAACATAGAACAATACAAGGCAAAGGAGCGCAAAAAACGCTTGTCGGTTAAGGAAAGAGTCATCAATGGCTATGGTGGTAAATGTGAATGTTGCGGTGAAACACTCCTGGATTTTTTAACGATAGACCATATTAATAATGATGGCGCAAAACACAGGAAAGAATTTGGGAGAGCTGGGAAAGTGCATCGATGGATTATTTCAAATAATTTTCCAGAAGGCTTTCAGGTTCTATGCTTTAACTGTAATTATTCAAAATATTTTAATAGCGGTAAATGCATACATCAAATAAATAAGGAGTCAGAACAATGTCATTAATTATACTCGATTTTGGCTCGGGAAATACTTGTCGTAACGACGTTTATGCAATATCCGACATGATCGCGGCGTTGGCAAAGGTCGACAGCCGCCGTCATGGTCACAAGATAGTCATCAAATGGCAATTATTTGAGAAAGCGGGCGACAATATACCGCTTGACCGGGATAATTTTTGGACATTTTATCAATCGGCGAAGGAATCGGGATATGAAACAACAGCGTCGGTTTTTGACATTCCGAGTTTGAAATTTTTGTTGCAATTCAATGATTTGCCGTTCATCAAGATCGCAAACAGGCGCGACCTCGATTATCTTATCGGATTAATACCTCGACAGATCCCCGCCATTATAAGCGTCGGCCCCGGGACGATGACCAACATGCCATATCGGGAAAATGTGAAAGAATTGTTTTGCGTGTCGAAATATCCGGCGTCGATCGAGGATTACGAACCCTATATGCACAGAATCAACGGATTGTCCGGGATCTCGGATCATACGACCGATTTCGAGCTATGGAATATCTATAAACCGGAAATCATCGAATGGCATTATAAATTGTCACATCAGACGGGCCTTGACGCGGGACCGTTCGCCAGGACGCCGGAACAGTTAATAGAAATAATAGGGTGAGGGGTGATTTCATGAAATTTGCAGAATTGAAAATCAAATTTTATGACAGCGACGCATTTATAGTCTTAATAAGCTTTGTTTTATTTATTGTCGTTTTGAGCAAAGGCCGGTTCGGTTATTTCAAAGAGGGCGACTGGAAAATGAAAACAGTATGGTCAAATGATACATTTGGCAATGAATGGTCAAATCAAATCAAAGATGATGAAAGCTCATATTATTCAGCAAAAAATCAAGAAGGATTTATCAAACATTTCAAGATATTGTCGAAGGATTTATCAATATATGTAAAGGGGTGATTACATGTTTTTGGACAAGATAGAAATAACATTGTTTTGTTTGGCAATTTTAATGGGAATTTGCGTAATAGGAATTATGATATGCGAATTAATGACAAAGGGGTGATTACATGAAACCCGGAAGCATTTGCGGATATTTGGAAAAGTGTATTTGCTTTATAATGACCGGCTGCGACGGCAAGGATTATCCCGATTGCTCATATAAGCGCGACATCATCGACATGGAAAAACAAGCGAAGGACAAAGACGACAAAGGGGGAAAAACAAATGCCGGATTTCAAAAATAAATCAATTCTCATTACAGGCGGGACCGGATCCCTGGGAACGGCCCTATGCAAACGGTTGTTAAAGCAGGAATGCAAAAAGATCATCGTATTTTCCCGGGATTGGCAAAAACAGAATGAATTGAAGGAAAAACTCAACGACCCGCCGAACATGCGGTGGTTCATCGGCGACGTCCGGGATTTGGAACGCTTGATCATGGCGTTCGAAATGGTTGATGTCGTCGTCCATGCGGCGGCGATAAAGTGCATTGACATATGTGAACGCGAACCATTCGAGGCAAAGAAAACAAACATCGACGGGTCCGAAAACGTGATCCTGGCATGTCTGAAACGAGGGGTCAGCAAGGCGATTCTCATATCAACGGACAAGGCCGTTTTCCCGGTCAACCTTTATGGTTTGACAAAGGCGACAGCAGAAAGGCTATTCATAAGGGCGAACAAGCTCGTCGGGTGGAAGGAAATCGCATTCGGCGTCATCAGATACGGGAACGTTATCGGGTCCAACGGTTCGGTTGTCCAAAAATGGCGGAAGTGCATTGAGAGCGGCGAAAAGGAATTGCCATTGACAGACGAGCGCATGACGCGTTTTTGGTATAGGATCGAGGACGCCGTCGAATTCATATTGACGTCGCTCGATGAGTTAAAAACAGGCAAAGGGCAAATATTCATTCCGAACAATATCCCGTCGATATATATCAAGGATTTGGCGAAGGTATTCGACATGCCATATAAAATAATCGGCATTCGCGAAAATGAAAAATTACATGAGGCGCTCGATGACGGGCGCACAAGCGACCAAAACACGCGGTTTTTGACAGTTGATGAAATCCGGGAATCATTGATATAATGCGAAAATGGGTTGCGAAATAAATGCAATTTACATGCGAAATAAACAATGTTAAACTTGACATAATGGGAAAATGCCAACGATAAATATATTGTCTATAAATGAGCCTGGGGGACAAAAACCCCGGGTTTTTTTATGCTCAAAAAACAGGGGTGGCAACAATGCCATACAGAAACAAGCGACAATGCAATTATCCCGGTTGTTATGAACTGACGACAAAGAGTTACTGTTACAAGCACGAACAGCGCAGGGATTCAGAATATCAACGGACCAGGCTAAATGCGGCGCAGAGGGGTTATACATGGGCTTGGCACAAGGCCAGGACCCGTTATTTGCAGGAACACCCGATTTGCGTTATATGCGAACAAAGCAAGCACATCGAACCCGCAACGGAAGTCGATCATATCATACCCCATAAGCAGGACGAGCAATTGTTTTGGAATGAGGACAATTGGCAGGCGTTATGCAGCAAGTGTCATAAAACAAAGTCATTGCGGGAAGCTGAAACAGGCAACATCTATAAACCCGAATATATAAGACCCACAACAATACCAACGTTCATCGTATGCGGCCCGCCAGGGTCTGGCAAGTCAACGCATGTCAAGAAGCGCATGCACCCTGGGGACATAGTCATTGACCTTGACGATATTAAAGCAGAGTTGTCGGGCGATCCCATATATCAATCAGATGACAAATGGATCCGACCCGCAATTAATGAACGCAACAAACGTATCATGCGATTGTCGGAATACCCGAGCAACCCAGAGGATAAAACAGCGTGGCTGATTATATCATTACCCAAAGGCGACGACCGGGAATGGTGGCATGAGAAGCTCAAAGCGCAAAGCGTGACCGTATTGTTGAAAGATGAATACGAGTGCATAAGAAACATTGAGAACGATATACGACGATTGGGTCATGAAGGGCGGTTCATCAATGCGGTGAAAAAATGGTGGCGTGAATATACACCGAGCGACATCGACGAGATCATCATGTGACCCGAGGATAGGGGGGGTCCGAAACATAGGGGATAAGCGACAAAAC